ATTGTCATCTGAAGCAGTATCATACTTAATCATGCTTGCATTCAGAGTTCCAATTTTTGTCGAATTGTATGCAACATCGGTTGATACATTTACGTTTGCTGTATCCACACAATGGACATCAAGTTTAGTGAAACTTGGAATATCTAGTGTACCACGAATTGTATTTAAGACAACATAACTCGTATAGTTTGTTGGAAGATCATATTCATCAACATACTTTGTATCTCTAGCCCTATCTAATTCAATTTTTGTTGATGATATTGTTTGATATTCATATCCACCAACATATGCTTTACCTGGATCCAATATAATGTTGAATTTACCATTTGAAGAATCTCCTTCTTCCATGGTTAAAATGAACGGATCTACAGTATAATTTCCAGACTCATCATACGTGCGTCTTGCCATTGTTTTTTCCAATTCATTATAAATTGGATAATTTATCTCTTTAGTTTTAACACCATTAACAAGTCTGATAACTTCAAAAAATGATGATTCGTCAGATGAATCTAATGTTCTTTTTGATAATGTTGTTTGTAGTTGATATCTGTGTGCGCCAGGTGCTTGATAGTTGAAAGAACCTTGTGCAGGATCAAGCAAAGATGAATCGTCAATTTCATCGACAATTGTATCTGTAAATTCTATACCAACTTTCCAAGATGGTTTTGAATTGATATTGGGAGAATTGTATCCGACTTTATAAAATAGTTCTAAAACTAAAAATTGAGGAAGAACTTTTACAAATTGTCCTTTGAAATAATACACACCATCTTGAATGCTTGCAACGTAAGATGATCCGACGGCATTAGTGCTTCTTGCTTTTGCAAAAATATTTTGACCAAGTATTTTTAATTCATCATCTTCAGTAAAACGATCACCACTCAAATACTTCAAAATCAGTGTGGGTGTAGTTTCAGATGTATTGTCAACAGCAATAACTTTAGCCCTAACATTTTTTGTCGAATTATATGAAATGATAGTTTTATCTAAAAATGATTCTAGATTTATGTCAGCACTTTCATATTGTGGTTGTAAAATTAAATAATTCGATCTATTATCAAGGGATATCTTACCACCAGTTATAGGACTTCCACTCTGAAAGATGTGATTACCAAATTTTTCAATCTGATTCGAAAGAATAGTCTGTAACTGAGTTAATTCTCTAGCCTGAACGGCATAACCCGGACGAAACAAAACACGCATGAAGTTTTTATCTTCATCAAAGTCGTCGAAATAGGGGTCGTAATTAAAAAGAGTAGTCATGTATTCCTCGTCAACTATCGAAATTTAGTATGAATCTGACACGATCTGTTTGGTCAGGATTTCGTGAAACTGCTAATGTATTAGATATGTATAATACTTTACCTGAATATAATTTCATAGATGGATTTTCAAATCCGTTCATAATTCTAATTGAACCGGTAGAACCACCCTTTATCGATTGATTTATTGTAGCACTACCTCTAATATTATTTACATACAGATAATTCTGTGTTGCATCGAAATGAACAACATTTGCTGTAAATGTTGCACTTTCCAATGTTGTTCCTTGATAAACAACTTCATCTTCATTGAAGTTGCCCAATCCAGGTGATGTTTTTATTCGGTAATAACATGTATATTTTTCAGCAGTTGCTGGTAATCCTGTAGATTGTGCGTCTGGATTTAATACAATGAAAACTTGTCTATAATCATTTTCTGATAAAAATGATGTGTCTGATCCATCGAAATCACAATCAAACATTAATTTAGATGCACCAAGCTCATACACAGGATCATAACCATGACCCTCTGGTGGAGCAACGATAGATTGTAACTCTGCAGATGTTCCCACACCACCAGCGACATCTTCAATTGTGATGTCTGTATATGTGTAATTTAATCCACGATCTTGTATGATAACGTCAACAATTTGTCCATCTACAACGTTTGCTTTTAATTGAACACCAGTACCATCACCAACAACACTAATAATGTCTTGTGCTGAACCGTCCACATAATTATTTCCAGAATTTGTAATTTTGACAACATCGATAGAACCGCCGATTGCTGCCGCAGAAACAAACTTATTGGTTGAAACTGGCATCCACTCAAGTGTCAAATATTTTTGTCTTTGTATTGATGATAAAGTATACATATATTTCCACTTATAACCATCAGCGGTTTCAATATATGGTTCTTCAAGTGATGTTGTTGATAATGTGATATCGGGTTCTGCCGTAGATTCTGCGCCATTATTGTTATCCAAACATTTGAAAACTTCAAATGATGAATTCATAACATAGAAATCTAAATCGAATGAAAAATTGCATATTATGTCAGAGTAAGGATCATAAACTGTTCCTGATGTCCAATCAATACGTCTGGCGACAAATGATGCCTGAGCATTAGTTAATCTTTTTGCAAACAAAGCATTTTTGTATAAAATGTTTAAACAATTTGTGCCCTGAGTTGGTGTAGGTGGATTCTCTTCATCTTGCCAAGCAATCTGTCTGCCTAAAATTGCATAAAAGTAATTCTGTCTATCTGCAGGAAGAGAGGAATTCAGACCCAAGTCTAATGAATCATACAATTTCTTTGCAAGTTCGACTTTAAAGTTTTCAGTGATTAGTGTTGTCATGGTTTTATTTATTCAACTTTTCTATGAATAACTACGATATTGTTGCCATTAGTTACAAAATTACTATTTACCAATATTGTATTTGCGTTAACAAATGTTACAGTTTTCGTATCATTAAATATCAAATTTATTGTACTTCCAGTACTAGTAACACCAATTGTATTTTGTGTTATGATCGAGTTATTAGATTCGACACTCGTAACAACTTCAGTATTTCCAGTAGAAATTTGTATCAAATCTCCATCCTGAACTTGATTCAAGAAGTTGGTTGATAGACCAACAACAACATTCGAATCTAAAGTTGTGTTTGCTGTGCCTTCTAAAACGAGTTCCAAGTCTTCAAGGATAACAACATCACCAACAGAAATAGTTGCACTCAGATTTGCAGATACATTAGTTGATACCATATTATTTGATGAGTATGCAATATTGAAGGTATCTGCATAAATTTGTTCTTTATAAATCACACTCTGCAAGTTACTTGTAAAATTGCTTGAATGTGAATATATTTTGTTGACGAATGTTTTTGTTCCTATCGGGTGAACAATGTTATTGAGACTTCCTTTGAATGTATCATAATCTTTTGTTGTATTGATGACATATGAGAAGTTATGATATTTTGTTCCATCTTGGATTCGTTTATCTTCACTCAGATGTCCATCAGTATTTAGATATAATCCTGGATATCTAATCAAACCATTTTCAAATGATGCTGTTGCTTTTGCTTTACCATCACCATAAAATAAAGAACTTGTTAAAGATGCATCAACAGTATCATCATCAGATTTAATTAATAATTCTGTATTCAATGTTCCCGTATAATCAAATACACGTAATAATCCTGTATCTGAATTATAACTATTGACATACGCAGAAAATGATGATATTGTGTTTGATGTTCCCTGATATATTCTTGTATTCGAAACGAAGATTAAACCTGGTGTAACATTAGATACAACCAAATCAGCATTTCGTAGTGATATTTGTGGAGATGAAATATAGTCATATCCATAACTCACAACTCTCAATGATGAAATTGCACCAATGCGTGATGTTGTCAATGAAAGTTCTTCACCATCTCCACACACTTCTGAAATATATAGTACTGCATTTGAACCAGAAACAGTATCAACTGAAATCGCAGGAAGATTTGTTTTCGTGTAACCTTCTCCGCCTATAACATAATTATCTGTTTGCAAAAATTCAACAGCTTTTATTCCGTTGTTTGATGAATGTATTTCTGTTATTGTAGCATTAGCACCATATCCAGAACCTCCTGTGAATATTAAATATTCTCCAAGTGCATAGTCTTCGCCACCATTTTGTACTACGACTCTGCCCAAAGATCCCAAATTATATACATCATTTCTTAAAACTTTGTAAACAGAGACACCGTTTATATCATTTTCAAAATTATCAGTAAAATATATGCTATTAGCATCAACCGATGATACTATTCTGATATCTTCATATCTTTGGTTAAGAAATATTCTAACGTAATCGCCAGGTTCAAAAGATGATGTCAAATCTTGATTGAAATCACTAATGTAATTTGTATTTTTTATAATGTTACTTGATGATATCACCAACACATCTTCGTTTGATTCGTTATACAGACTGTAAATATTAACTTCAGGTTTTGATCTGTAACCACCACCTGAACCAACTATGGAAACAAAAGATATTGGATAAACATTAAAACTCTGATATGTTCCCAATGTATTGATTATTGTATTCTGTGCATTACCTGTACCACCAACATTGTCCAATGTCTCATCAAATATGAATTCAATTATCGTATTAGAAACATTCATTGTTCTGCTTGTACCAGAATCTGTTAATGAAATTTCGGCAGCAGCCTCAGTTCCAAAAAGTGTAGATGTGAATCCGTTTTTAATATCTACTATAGATGTTGCGTATCCGTCTTGTGCTGGATCTCTAAATCCAAATCCTCCATTAACAACAATGATGTCAGTCACTGCACCCTTCGTGGTTTCTCCGACATACGCTATCGCACCAACTGGAGTATTTGCATCTGGATTTAATCCACCAACTATCGTAACAGGATCGCCAGTATAACCAGTCGTTGTGTCATATCCTCTGTAGAACAATCCTCTATTTGCAGGATCAATTTTTATTTCTGAAAGTGAACCAATGAGTTTTGCTGTAACAGTGATGTTAGATACGCCATCATTATATGTTGCCGATACGGTTTCGCCAGTTTCAAAAAGTCTCTGAACATTCGAAATGTAGACTTCAATATATGATATTCCTAATTGTCGATCTATCGATCTAGTCACACTTTCGACTAAGGCTGTCGCTTTGGAATTCTCTCCTGTTATAATTGAATTTTGTATATTGAAAATATTATCATCGGAAGTATCAAGTCTTAATGCTAAGGGTAAAACCCATTTACCATCTGAAACTTTAAGTATATCATCTTTTGGATAAAATATATCAATCTCTTCATTGAATAATGCTCTGAAAAGAAATTTTAAAGACTGTGGAGTACCTTTTGCTGAATACAGATTTCTGGCAAGTTTTATGAGTGTTCGGTCATCTACAGATATGTTTTCTGGCAAGTATGGAAGAAATTCTTTCTTTATCTGTTCAACATAATAATCTGATGCAAGGTCAACATCATGACTGTTTTTCAGTTCTTCTGATGCCTGTATTGCATTACCAGACTGTTCTAACCAAAGATAGTATTTTTCTAAAAATAGAGCAAACTGTGGATATTCATCTCGAATGAATCCAGGAAGTTGTGCTGATACTATAGAAGATGTTATGTAATCGCTCATCGTATTTTTGTAGTTTTTACAACAACACTAGTCGGATCATCTTGATCAAGAACCAACATTTTATTCAGACTAGATTGTATGACATTAGTATTTGGAGTACAATAGATCGTGATGTCACCAAAATTGTTATTTACGGATATTGGATTAAAATCATTGATTGTGATTTTGCCTGCAACATAATCTATAACGCCAACAATTCCAGAATTTACTGTCGAATTCAAAACAATCTTAGTTTGTTCACTAGTAACTTCGTCTGGTTTATAGTAAGAAATTCTCATACTACCATATCTGCCTTCAAGAACTGCTGAAGCCTGCGCAATAGAACCTCCACCTCCAGTAATCCTAACTGTTGCTGTTGTGTAACCAATGCCTGGATTTGTCACAGTAATTTTTGAAACTTTACCATTAACGATTGTTGCTAAAGCAGTTGCACCTACACCGTCACCAATAATGTTTACAGTCGGAGTTGATGTGTAATTGAAACCACCATTTAGAATTGTTACGGATTCAACACCCGTGAAAGATGAAGGTATCTCTTCAAAGAAACAAGTTCTCTGTGCGCCATCTGAATCTAAAATTGTGAAATCTGGTGTAGAGAAAAATGTATCATTCGTTGAACCACGTCTCAATTGAAAACCGAATTCCAAATTGTATGTGTTTGACGTTGTTAGATCTGGTCTAAACTTTTTGCCAACACGAAAATCGATTTCATTCGAGGTAAAAGATGAACTATAATCTTGTATACTTCGTTCTAATCCCGAATAATTGAAATATGTATTAAATTGATTTAAATTTGTATCAGCATAATTCAAAATCAATTGACGAACAGCAGAGATGATTTCTGAGTCGTTTAAATTTGTTTTATTTTGATCATAATATATTGAAGATTCAACTTTCAAATAATTGTAATCAACATCAACAATTTCTGGTGTAACTGTTAATACACTAATGGGTTTCAAAATTTGTTCTTTGACATATTCTTTAATTGTGTCTGTAACTTCAAATCCTAAAGCGGGTTTTGCAGAGACAAATACTTTACCATAAACAGGAGGATCATTCTCTTCACCACCCCACACATTAACGGCCTCAAAGTATGGATACTTTTGTTGTATCAGATTTATGTAATCATTTTTTGTAACTGCACGATTTTGTGATAAATTGTTGAGTGGTGCGGCAAATTTGATTTCATCAACAGTTTCTCTTTCTGATCCACCGGCTGCCTTAGATATTGAATCAACCACAATGTTTGTGTATCCATCTATTGTATTTACAGTGACGAAATTGTTTGATGAGTTTGGAATAGAACCACTGCAGGTGAGATATTCTAATGATACGACACCGCCGTCAGGAACACTTTTACCGAAAACATCATTGCCAAAATATATCTGATAATTTCCGTTAGTGCCTTCTTGCAAAAAATAAACTTCATCTGTTGCAGTTAACGATAAAATGTCATCTGCTAAATTGTGTATTGTTATATCTGTATTTGATACAGAAGGTCTAATCGAAACTTTCAATGTTGATGTGTCTATGTCTGCATCAGGAATATTGAAAATTTGCTTAGGATTTGACAAATTCGATTGAACATAATTATATGTTACAATTTGTCCTTCATAGATTTCAATGTTAGAGAAAACAAAAGTGTTTGCAGTTTTTGCAGTTGTGTAACTTGAAAGGGTTGTGAAATTGAATGATCTACCATCAATTTCATTACTTACAAAATTAAAACCTTTAGAAATTGTAGAAGATCCTGGCGAAGAATTTGCAGTATCTACAGCAATGTTTACTGTTGCAATTGCCGCACGTTTTGATCTCGGTGTATATCCCAATTTCTTAGCATGAGATACTACAGAATTTCTTAACAATGCACTATCTAAAAATGATTCATTTGCAATCATATTTGTGTAGTATGCATTATAATGTGTGTTGTATGCGAGAATATCTAGCAGAACATTTAGTCCAGCACCCTCGAAATCATAGTCTTGAAACTCAGACTGTTGTCTTAAAAAATCTTTTAGATTTGTTTTGATCGCATCAAAATCAAGTTCTGTGACTCTTAATCTATCTGACATTTATCTTACTCTCGAAAGGAAAAAACTAATTTGTATTGGGTCTGTTCGGTTAATGACTATAAACTTCAAATCGACTCTGAATCCATTTCTATCAAAATCTGGAAAAACAGCGATCTGTGATACCTTCGCCCGTGGTTCAAAATTGTTTATTGTCTGTTCAATCTCTTTTTGTAAATCTACTGCTACAATTGCATCGAGCGGTTCAAACAACATTTTTCTTATGTTGGATCCAATTTCTGGGTGAAATGGTCTCTCATAGTAAATTGTGAGCAATAAATTTTTTATAGAATTCGTTACTGCTTGAACACCAGTGTGTCGATTTATATCTTTCCGAATCGGATGAATCGTGAAATTCAGATCCAAATCTGAGAAATCTCTGGGATTAGAAAGAATTGTATTTGCCATGTTTTATTTATGTGTTTGAAATTATGGTTTTCAGTTTTTCTGTACCAATATATTGATTCATCAGACTAATTTGTGTGTTACCAATCGAATCGAATCTTTTCACAGAATAATAATCAAACATTGTGTCTTTAAGTCTGGTAAAATATGCCCAGTCTTCAACTCGTCTGGTATTAATTAATGTGTAAAAAGAACTAACATTAGCATATATTCCAGAAACAACAACACTTGAAAGATTACTATATTTGATATCTATTGTTGAATTTGCATCTTCAGGATCTACTACTGTTTGATAATATATTGAATTGTTTACCGTCACAGCATCAGTGGTTAAAATTGTCAAATAATCGTCCAGATCATCACCGATAAAGAGGCTTGTCAGTGATCCTAAAAATGTTGATGCATTAGCAGTTTCTGCATTCATACCTTCATCGAACGATATCACCATCTTCAATACTTCATTACCATATGTAACTGCCATGTCATAATTGGGAACATTGGCAGACATTGTTTCTGTGTATGTTCCTGAAATATTGTCTGTGTGTGATTTGAATGCGATAAT